CTGTTAAACCTGTGAAACTGGAGAAAATAAATGGCAGACATAGACAAGTCTCTTCCAAACGTAGAGCAAGAGATAAAAATACCATCACCTGAAGATATAGAGGTTGCTGCAAAGGAAGAGCAGCAAGAAGCCGCTGAAAAAGGTGGACCTGTAGAACTTACAGAAAATGAAGATGGCTCAGTAGATATTAATTATGACCCTTCAATAGGATCTGTTGAAGGTGGACAAAACCATTATGATAACTTAGCAGAACATTTACCTGATGAAGTATTAGGTAGATTAGGTTCGACACTTTTTCAAAATTACCAAGATTACAAAAATTCTAGAAAAGATTGGGAAAGATCTTACAGAGAAGGTTTAGATCTTTTAGGCTTTAAATACGACAACAGAACAGAACCTTTTCAAGGTGCATCAGGAGCAACTCACCCAGTGTTAGCTGAAGCTGTTACACAATTTCAATCTTTAGCTTACAAAGAATTACTACCAGCTGATGGCCCGGTTAGAACACAAATTTTAGGTTTAGCAACACCACAAAAAGAACAACAATCAAGAAGAGTAAAAGATTTTATGAATTACCAGATAATGGAAAAGATGACTGACTATGAACCTGATTTTGATTCTTTGTTATTTCATCTACCATTGGCAGGCTCTGCTTTTAAAAAAGTCTACTATGACGAAGCAGCAAAAATGGCTTGCTCAAAATTTGTACCCGCTGATGATTTGATTGTTCCGTATACAGCTACCTCATTAGATGATGCGGAGTCTATCATTCATCGCGTACAAATGTCAGAAAACGAATTAAGAAAACAACAAGTCGCTGGTTTCTATAGAGATATAGAATTAAAACCAGGTCCAGTAAATGAAAGTGAAGTTGAGAAAAAAGAACGAGAACTTCAAGGAGAAACAAAAGGACGAGACGAAGATGTATTTAATTTACTAGAATGTCATGTGAATTTAGATTTAGAAGGTTTTGAAGACATGGGACAAGACGGTGAACCAACAGGAATTAAACTTCCATACGTTGTAACTGTTGAAGAAAATTCTAGAGAAGTTATATCGATTAGAAGAAACTACGAAATAAACGATCCTTTAAAAAACAAAGTAGATTATTTTGTACATTTTAAATTTTTACCAGGTTTAGGTTTTTACGGTTTTGGATTAATTCACATGATCGGTGGATTATCTAGAACTGCAACATCTGCATTAAGACAATTATTAGATGCAGGAACTTTATCAAATTTACCCGCAGGATTTAAACAAAGAGGCATTAGAATTAGAGATGATGCACAAGCTATTCAACCTGGTGAATTTAGAGACGTAGACGCACCAGGTGGCAACATTAGAGATTCTTTCATGATGCTTCCTTTTAAAGAACCATCAGGAACTTTATTACAGCTTATGGGCGTCGTAGTATCTGCAGGTCAAAGATTCGCTTCAATAGCAGACCTG